CGGCATCAACTCATCAAAGCAGACCCAGGCGTTTGGCTGCTCTGGATGTTTGCGCCAGAAGGTAACAGCCGGGTTGCGATAGCCAAAGTCTATGCCTGCCCACGTCTTCGCATGGTCGGGCCAACTGCAATCAATGACGTGCCGATCTGGCGAGAAAGCAGAGAACACCAAGCCTTCAAGATGCACAACAGAGCCGTCTAGCTCTTGAGCCGCTAGCCGCGCGCTGTACAGGCTGCGCAACGATTCGATGTAGCCTTCGGGCAAGTGCTCGCGGTTATCTTCGGTCTTTGCCTGCACAACATGGACGCCTTCGGCTAGTTTCTCGCCTGGGTGGCCGAAAGCATCATGTACCCAGTTGAAGCCGGAAGGCGTACCAGTCACCAGCACTTGATGAAGCCAACGCGTCTGCGCTCTAAGCCGCCCAGTGATAACCGCCCAAACTTCGCCTTTCATTTCGGCCGGCTCATCGAGCCAAGCCCAACCAACCTGTATGCCGCGCAACCTGCCTGGACGATCGGCTGAGCGCAGCAACACCTTCGAGCCGTTGGGCCAAGTGTAGGTGCGGTCATTGCCGTGGTAGGTATGCACAACATCTGCCGGCCAAAGGTTTTCAATCTGCGGCCTGATCACGTCATCAAGCATTGAAGTTGTCGGCGCTAAGATCACGCCATTGACGCCTTCGGAATGCAGCAACACCGAAGACGCAGCGAACATGACCCCTGTCCAACTCTTCCCCGATCCCAATCCGCCTCTGAAATATACCAAGCGATGCGGAGAGACGAGCACCTCGCGTTGCTGCTGGGTCGGGATTCCAAACTCCCAACGCTTCATCATTGGTCGTCGCCGCTCTTCATATTCTTAGCCGCGTCAATCTTCTGCTCGAGCCAGTCAATGCCTTCGACCACTAAGCCGCCTTTGATTTCGGCCTCGATGCGTTGCCTGCCCCAGCGTGAGGGATTGCGCCGCTCGAGCTTCCAAGCCGCAGCTTGCCAAGCGCCGTCTTGCGCGGCCTTAGTGACCAAAGCTAGGTCGCCGATCGACGCGTCGGCCATTGCCTTTTCTATCAACAGTAGCAATTCAAAATAAGCGCGCAAGCGCTTGCGAGGCCTGCCGCCTTTGGCCTGATGCCTACGCTCTTCTGCGCCTTTGTTGGTCCAGCTTCGCAGCGTGCTTTCGGAGATGCCTGCGTGCATGGCTGCCTCGCGCTTGTATGCGCCGAGGCTCAAGACTTTGGTGATTGCCCCAACGATGGCCGCGCTCTCCTTTGACCATTGCCATTGATCTTTGACTACTGAGCCTGTGAGCGCTGACGGTCGGCCTCTCATCGTAAAGCCGTTCTAAGTTCTCTGACCTGATTCTCTATGATTGCCTGTTCCACTAGACGCGCTCCGCCTTGCGCCCTGTCGCCTGCTCCCAGCGTTTGACGGCTACGTCGCAGTAGGCTGGGCTTAGCTCCATAGCATAGCATTTGCGGCGAGCTTTCTCTGCTGCAATAATGGTCGTCCCTGATCCGCAAAATGGATCATATATTTCTTTGATCGTGTGATTTTCGATTGGTCGATACATGCACTCGAAAGGCTTCTGTGTCCCATGCCCATGACCGCTGTCATCTCGCGCTTTGATTTCCCATAACGTTGTCTGCTTCCGGTCGTCTGTCCGATGTCCTTTAGATCCCTTTCTGACACCATACCAACACGGCTCATGCTGCCAATGGTAATCGCCTCGCGACAGAGCCATTCGATCCTTTGCCCATATAATCTGTGCGCGAATGACAAAGCCTGCCTCCTCGAGAGACCTCTGAACGGTCGAAGAGAAAATGCCTGCGTGATAAACATAAACGACATCGCCAGGGAATAACTCCCATGCCTCCTGCCAATCGGCGCGGTCATCATTTGAAACTTCGCCCATCTTGCCTTTGTTCTTATTGATGCCTGCTTCAGCTCTCCATTCAGGCTTATACTCAACGCCATATGGCGGATCAGTAACCATCAACAATGGCTTGGCATCTTGCAGGAGTTTGCTGACATCTTTTGCCTTGGTGCTGTCGCCGCAAAGAAGCCGGTGTTTAGACTTTAGCCTAAGCCTGGCCATTGTTCACCCTTTCTACTTTGCGCCCTGTCGCTTGCTCGTATCGTCGAACGGCCACGTCGCAATAGGCCGGGCTAATCTCCATGGTGTAACACTTCCGGCCGGTCTGCTCTGCTGCAATAATGGTGGTGCCTGAGCCGCTGAACGGATCATAGATTAGCTTTGTTTTTTTGCTGCTTAGTCGATCCATGAAGCGCACCCAGACGCTCATGGGCTTAGGGCACGCATGCTCTAGCTCTTTGTTTTGCTCTGCGTCATCTCTTGTCATCATAAACTGGAAGCCGTCAGGATGGCGGCCCTCACCGGACGCCAGCTTAGGACAAGCGCCCCACACCATGATGGGCTGCCATGCTGTAAACCCCCAACTAGTGCTCCCCGTGCCTGCTCCATAAAACCAGCACAAAACCCAGTCTGGCTGCTTATAGCGCCACAGGTTAGCAATGCCTGGTGTTAAGGCAATTAGCTTGCTGTGCTTCTGTGCTAATGGGAAAAACCCAGCAATCAAACGCTCAAGGTTTTCTGCGCTGTCAACGTGCAGATCATAGTTGTTTTTATCGCTCTGCGTGTCGCCTATGCCATACGGAGGATCAGTAAAGCACAGATCAGCCTTAGCGCCGCCCATTAGCTTTGCAACGTCTTCTGCGCTTGTACTGTCGCCGCACAAGAGCCGATGCTTTGCTTTTAGCTTTAGCCTAGCCATCGCACGCGCCGCATTCTTCGCCAAGCTTGCGGCCCTCTTCCACTGTGTATTCTTTGCCGCATTCTTCGCACTCAAAATAAGCGCCTAAAAGCCACAGGTCGCCGGGTTGCGTGATCGGCACGGCTGGTGGCTCTGGTATGGCGTCTAGGTCGCCGCTTAGCTCTGGCGTTGGTGCTGCTGCGTCTATGATGGCTTGCAGTTCATCAGGATCAAAGCCTAGGTCTTCTAGGTCTTGGCCGCCTTGCTCTAACTCGGTCAGTAACTCGGCCAGTCGGTTATCTTCCCATTCGCCGCTGATCTTGTTTAGCGCGATGTTTAGCGCTTTCTCGCTGTCTTCATCAAGATCAACCCAATGCACCGGCACCTTTGCAACAGCCAACGCCAAGGCCGCATCAACCCGTTGATGGCCGCCAACGATCTTGCCTGTGCGCTTATTGGCAACGATCGGCTCAACAAAGCCCCAACGATCGAGCGAGCGCTTGAGCGCTTCGGCCTGGTGGTCGCTGATCTTTCGCGGGTTGTAGTCAGCCGGGACAAGCTTTGCCGGGTCAACCTGCTGCACTTTCATGCGTCGCGCGCCTTGAGCCAGGCCTTACGCATGCGGATGTGGTAGCCATGCTTGGCGTACATGGGGCCGTTGTAATGGCGGCACAGCCGATCGAAGTCGGGCGGCGTTGCGTTAGCGTGCGCTCTAGCCTTGTGGTTGGCTGCGAACCATCGAGCAACCAAGATGCCCGACACCGCTTCCGGGTCTGCGTCAAACGCTTCTAACGCCTTGTCTGGCCTGCCGTCGTATTCGTCGAGCAGATGTTGGCCGAGTACCTGAAACGCGCCCCATGACGTGGCCTTGATGGCTGCATGAGCATCAATCTTGTATGCGCGCTCAAACGCTGCCCGGTTGGTTTCCTTGGTCATAACCGACCATGGGCCGTGTTTGCTGGGCGTATAAGGTATCTGCGCGCCTGGGTTGAACCGAACAAAAAGATGAGGTTCAAACCTAATGGCGCTGCTATCGCCGTTCGACTCTACGGCCCTAAACGCTTCTAGCACTTCCGGCGGTATGCCTGCGCGGTCTGCTAAGTTCTGCGGCTCTGATGAAACGCAAAAGCCATCGAAGCCTGCGGCCTCTGCTGCGTGCGTGGTGATCGGTCCAACGATGCCATCGGCAAATACTGCGGCGTTGTCTTGGAACTTGAGCGTCGCCTTATGCAGAGCCGGCCCGAATTTGGCGGTTGATCCACCTTTGTAGAGTCCTTGATGCCGAAGAAAGGCAGACCATCGGAAAACGTTTGCGCCTTGCGATCCTTGTTTAAGCATTGTGCCCCCTAGGGCCAAAGCAGACCGACCGACGAGGCAACGTGCCAGCCGGCCTAACTTCGGCACGCTGTCTGATGGTTAAGCTAAACAGCGCTGCGCGCATTCTGAATGAGTCGCGCGGCGGTTGCAAGTGCTTTGCTGCGGTTGCGCTGTTGGCTGCATTACCTCCCTCTCCCCCCCTCCCCCCCCC